GAAGATAATGCTTTGACAGACCATTCTCCAAATTCAAATTCTTATGCTGTATTATCAGGTACACTTACAAAAACAGAAGATTGTCCAAGCAATGTTTTTGCTACATTAAATCCTTTAATTAAAGCTAGAAGTGGTACTCCTACTTTTGGAAATGGAAATACAACATATAAATCTACAGCTACAGGTTGGGATAGTGGATTATCTACAATTATGCCATCAAGTGGTAAATGGTATTTTGAAGTAAGACCACAAGATAATAATGACACTATAATTGGTTTAGTTGATGTTGAAAGAAATTCAGAATTTTTATCTGGAACATCTAATTATGGTTATCTTGGTTATAAAGGTTTAGGTTATCAATCCACTTCTGGTGGAAGTGGTGTTGTTTATAGAGATAATAGTAATGCTTATACAGGTTTATCAGATTGGAGTGCAAATGATACTTGTGGTGTAGCTATTGATTTAGACAATCAAGAAATGTTTTTACATATTAATGGAACTTATACAAACTCTGGTAATCCTGCAACAAGAGCAAATCCTTATGATTTTTCAAGTGTTGTTAATTCTGGCAATAGTGTTGCTATGGGAGTTTCTTCAAGAAACAATTTTATTACTTATGTAAATTTTGGAAATGGTTATTTTCAAACAACAGCTGTATCTAGTGCAGGAACTAATGCTAGTAATAATGGAATTTTCGAATATGATGTTCCAGCAGGTTATACCGCGTTATCAACTAAAGGATTAAATTTATAATGGCATACACAACAATTAATAAATCTACAGATTATTTTAATACTAAACTTTATACTGGTAATGGTTCAACACAATCAATAACAGGTGTAGGATTTCAACCTGATTGGACATGGTTAAAAGCTAGAAGCGAAACTGAATATAATTTTTTATATGATGCTGTAAGAGGTGCAACAAAAGGTCTTAGTTCTGATTTAACTATTGGCGAAGATACTTATTCGAGTGGTTTAACAGCTTTTGCAAGTGATGGATTTACTTTAGGTTCAAGTAATGGAATTAATAGAAATGGTACTACATACGCCTCATGGAACTGGAAAGCAAATGGTCAAGGTTCTTCAAATACAGATGGTTCTATAAATACTACATACACTTCTGTTAATACAACAGCAGGTTTTTCTATATCAACATATACAGGAACAGGAAGTGCTGCTACAGTTGGTCATGGATTGGGTGTTGCACCAAAAATGATTATAACAAAAAATATAAGCACTACAACTAATTGGCATGTTTATCATGAAGCTATTGGTGCTACTAAATATTTACATTTAAATTTAACTAATGCCGAAGGTACAGCAAGTTCAGTTTGGAATAACACAGCACCAACAAGTTCTGTATTTTCAATAGGCACTGGTGATGGAACAAATAAAAGTGGTGATACTATTGTTGCTTACTGCTTCGCAGAAAAAACAGGTTACAGCAAGTTTGGTTTTTATACTGGTAATGGTTCTACTGATGGTGCATTTGCTTATACAGGATTTAAACCAGCTTTTCTTTTATGGAAAAATAGTAGTGCTGCTGAGGGTTGGTGGATTGTAGATAATAAAAGAACTATTATAAATCCAACAAATAATTTATTAAGAGCAGATCAAAATGCTGCAGAATTGGTTGGAAATGCTAATCTTAAATTAGATTTATTATCTAATGGTTTTAAATTACGACAAACTGATGGTGCTTTAAATTCTTCTGGTGCAAAATTCATCTACATGGCAATAGGTCAATCATTAGTAGGATCTAATAACATCCCAGCAACCGCGAGGTAACCTCGCATGTACTTCGGTGCTACACCCTTTTCGGCAGCAGCCTTTTCAGATGTAGGCTTCAATCCTAATGCATTTGTAAGTTTACAAGGCGTAAGAATAAATGTTGGTGTTGGCAACTCCACAATTATAGGTAAAGCTAACGTATCTGTAACAGGTAATAGAGCAAACATATCTACAGGTAATGTAACAGTTGTTGGTAAAGCAAAAGAAATACTTGTAGGTAATGCTTTAGATATAGCTGTCGGTAATGCTCAAGCATCCATTCCTAAAAATGTTCCGGTAACCGGTAATGAGTTTGATTTAGCAAAAGGTAGTGTAACTATAAAAGCTAATTCTGTACCACCAATAGTTGGTAATAGATTAAATATTGCAACAGGTAATGTAACTATTATTGGTAAATGTAACTTATCTGTTACAGGTAATAGAGTTAACGTAACACTAGGAAACGCTGTAGCTAAAGCAAATGCAACAGCTATTGTAAGCGGTAACAGATTAAACATATCTACGTCAGATGTTACAATTGTTGCAAAAGCTTTGGCTTTACCTACAGGTAATGGTTTTAAAGTAGGCACATCTGATATAACTATTAGACAGTGGGATCAAGTTCCTACTAATGCAACACAAGTTTGGACGGAGCTATAATATGTTTTTTGGAGCAACACCTTTCGCATCAACTACATTTTCTGGTGTAGGTATACAAAATGTTACTGTACTAGTTAATGGAAAAAGAGTAAATATAGCGGTCGGTAATTCAGAAGTTGACTTTGGAGTTAACGTTACTGGCAAGAGATTTAACCTTGCAATAGGCACTATTTCTGTGGTATCTTGGAACCCGATAGATCCAAATGCAGGGCAAACGTGGGTACCAATTGATCCACTAAACCCATAAGGAGAATAAATGGCATCAACATTTTCGAGTAATTTAAAACTAGAATTAATAACTACAGGTGAGAAATCAGGTACTTGGGGCACTATAACTAATACTAATTTACAACAATTAGAGCAAGCAGCTTCTGGGTATATATCAATTGATGTAGCATCCTCTAACCAAACACTAACAATTAGTAATGGTGCTGTATCTAATGGTAAAAATTTATATTTAAAACTTACGGGAACTTTAGCTGCAAATAGAACAGTAACTGTGCCAGATACTGTAGAAAGAATTTATGTTGTAGAAGATGCAACAAGTAGAACTACAAATAATTATACATTAACAATCAAAACAGCTTCAGAAGGCACAGGTCAAGTATTACCTGTAGCTTCAACAACTTTAATTTATTCTGATGGGACTAATGTTAAAATAGGTCTTAGAAGAAAAGGATACATTACAACAACAGGAACGTATACAGCTGTTGCAGATGATCAAGTATTAGTAGATACAAGTTCATCATCTGTAACTGTAAATTTACCTGCATCACCATCTATAGGTAACGAAGTACACTTTATAGATAGCAAAAACTTTTTCGGATCAAACAATTTAACTGTTGGCAGAAACGGTTCTAATATTTTGGGTGCGGCCTCTAATTTAACAGTATCAACGAATGGTTCAGCGTTTACTTTGGTATATGTTAATGCAACAAGAGGCTGGGCATACAAAACTAAAATATAGGGGCTGACAGATGGCTCTAATAGAGTTTAAATTTAAACCAGGCATAGACAAACAGCAAACAGAAGCAGGTGCAGAAAACCGTTGGGTAGATTCTGACAATGTAAGATTTAGATATGGTCTTCCAGAAAAAGTTGGTGGTTGGTCTTCTTTAACTACAGACACTATTGTTGGTGTAGCTAGGAAACAACATGCTTTTGTCGATAACGATGGTAACCGGTACGTGGCTCTTGGAACAGATAAGTTTTTACTTATATACTTTGAAGGTCAACTGTATGATGTAACACCTCTTAAACCAACATTAACAGGTGCAACTATTGCTACAACTAATGGTTCACCTACTTGTACAATTACAAAAACATCACATGGAATACTTACAGGAGATATAGTTCAATTAGATTCTGTAACTCTACCTGCAGGAACAGGATTTAATAATAGTGACTTTGAAGATAAAAATTTTCAAGTCATAAGTCATACAACAAATACATTTACAATTAATCAAGCTAGCAATGCAACAGGAACAGTATCAGCAGGCGGTAGTTTAAGTATTAAACCTTATGAGCCTGTGGGACCAAGAGAACAAACATATGGTTATGGTTGGGGTATGGACCCTTGGGGTAATGGTAATTGGGGTGAAGCAGCCTCTGCATCAGACGTAACTCTTGAACCTGGACTATGGTCACTAAGTAATTTTGGAGAAGTATTAGTTGCAACAATATTAAATGGTAAAACTTTTACATGGAACTCAGGTATTACTGCAAGATTAACAACACGTGCTTCTTCATCTACGACAAATTTTGAAACTACAAGTAACCCTACAGCATCTAGAGTTACATTAGTATCACCAACAACTAGACACTTAATTCACCTTGGAACAGAAACAATTATAGGTGATCCAACCAAACAAGATGATATGTTCATAAGATTTTCTGATCAAGAAAATATAAATGTATATTCACCTACTGCAATTAACACAGCAGGTACACAGAGATTACAAGATGGAACTAAGATCATCGGCGCAATAAAAGCAAAAGAGGTTATACTTATATGGACAGATAATGCTTTGTATACAATGAAGTTTATAGGTGCACCTTTTACATTTGCTGTTGAACAAGTGGGCACCAACTGTGGATTGATAGGACAGAATGCTGTCGTTGAAATAGATGGTGCCGCTTTCTGGTTGAGTCCTAAAGGTTTCTTTCTATACGATGGTACAGTTAAATCTATACCTTGCACTGTAGAAGATTTTGTATTTGATAATTTTGATACTACAAAAGGTCAACAGGTTTCTGCGGGTCTTAATAATCTATTTACAGAAATAACTTGGTACTATCCATCTTCTACTTCAGACTATAATGATAAATACGTTGTATTTAATTTTGGTGAATCTTCAGGTGTACCAGGTGGTGTTTGGTATACAGGAACAGAAGCAAGAACAAGTTGGATGGATGCAACTACATACCCTAATCCATACGCAACAAAGTATGATGCAAACTCTAGTGGTACATTTCCTATTATTGTTGGTCAATCGGGACTTGGACAAACAACATATTTTGAACACGAGGTAGGTACAGATCAAGTAAATCCAAACGGTACAACTACAACAGTTACATCTTTTATTGAGTCTTATGATATTGATTTAGAAACTAGACAAAGAAATGCTAAGGGACAAGCATCAGGACCTAAAGTTGCAGGAGAAACATTCTTGGCAGTTAGAAGATTTATACCTGATTTTAAAACGTTACAGGGTAATTCTAAGATAAGTTTAAATGTAAAACGATACCCACAACAAGCATCTACAACTTCTACCTACAGTCCATTTACAGTTAACGCTAATACAATTAAAAAAGACACAAGAGCAAGAGGTAGGTTTGTAAATATAAAAGTAGAAAATACTGACCCAAGTGAGTCATGGAGATTTGGTACATTTAGATTAGACCTACAACCGGATGGTAGAAGATAATGGCAAAAATTAATGTTAGAATACCAGAACCAAAAGAACAGTATGATTTTTCTAACCAAAAACAAATCAATCGTTCGTTGACTTTGATGAAAGAACAATTAAATTCAACGTTTTTAGATGAAGTAAAACAGGAGCAAGAGAGATTCTCTTGGTTTATTAGTGGCTAATATATATACAAATTCAAAAGTAGATTTAACAAACAATAGTGAAACAGTTGTATATACAGGTCCATCTGCTACAACTAGTATAATAAAATCTATCATAGTATCAGATGATTCAGGTAGTGGCGACTCTGTAACATTAACTTTGACTGCCGGTGCATCTGTATTTAGTTTGTTTAAAACAAAGACTATATCTGCAAATCAGACGGTTGAGTTATTATTACAACCTCTTATAATGCAGGAAAGTGAAATTTTAAAAGCAACGGCGGCCACAGGAAACAGGTTACATATTGTGCTTTCTGTGCTACAAATAAATAGGAACTAATATGGCTTTTATTGAAGAAGGAACAGTAGAATACGTAACTATAGATGGTAAGAAAGTACCTGTAGTTAAGTGTGAAACTGAAATAGTATTAAGAAATAAAAAAACAAATCAAGAATACAACTCTGACAAAGAGGCAGAGGATGATATCGCAAACCCAGATACAGATACTGTTCAAGATGATGTTACTAGATCTGTAAAAATTAAAGTAGCGAAGATACCAGCTATTGGTGCTTCATCTGATAAGGACGAGTAATGGCAATAACTAGAGCACAACAAGCAAAA